CCGAATTCAGGTACGAAGAATCGTTCTCCAGGAATCGTAGATAGAATGTAGTAGATACTCTGGTGTAGCCTATCAGTACCAGTATTGATATTGATATCGCCAGTAGTTGAATTAAATGGCTGAGGCATCTGCATTCCATTGCCTATCCATTTATTATCGAACTCATTTTGATTCATATATCACACCTCCTTATCCTCCGATGAATACGTTATCACTCCCATCAATAATCTTACCTACTCCACCACAGTGCTGAGTCTGATCACCTAATCTTACTGCTGGTTTACCATTGATAAATACTCGAGAGCTACCTTGAGTGCACCTCCAAGTATTAGATCCGCAGCATTGAGAATGAACTCCAGAGTCACCTACCCGCAGTGCAGGCTTGCCATTGATAAAGACATTAGGCGACCCTTCAGTTGCTGGACCAGTTACATTATGAGGACAGCACTCATTACCATGAGAATCTGATGGGCAATTGGATCTATCTCCTAGTCTAGCTGCAGCTGGCATAATCTCACCTCCATTAATTCAGGTTAACATTACCGTCAGTGACAGTAAGATCACCCTTGAAAGTACTAGAACTAGCTTCGATATTATAAGTATCAGTCTTAGTACTATGACCTTCTTCGACCTCAACGTTGAGATTTTTAGCCTTGATGCTTATAGATTCTTCAGCCTCAATCTCGATTGCTTTAGATTTTACTAGGACTTTTTCATCAGTAACCTGAATCATAGTAGTTTGAGCAGGAGATAAGATAGTCACTTCTGCAATACCGCCTGGAGTAGATCTCACGTGGATGCCCTGACCATCTTTACCATCGATAGAAATCTCACTTACACTATTATCAGCTGGATTAGATATCATGATTTGCTGATTATCATTATCAGCAATAATCAAACTCTCTTCATTATCAGTCTCGTGGGTCATAATAATGAATCCCTTAGGACTCTTATAAATGACTTTACCATTAGGAGCATCTCCTACTGGGTAGACTTCCTGAGGAGTCTCATTAGTATCTGGAGCAGAAGTCCATCCCTTGCCACCATGCATTGATTTAGATGAAGCATCATCACCTACATTACCGTACTCCTTACCTTGAGTAGGGATACCATAGCATCCTCCCATATATACTGGACTATTCCTATCTCCATTCTCAAACATGACAAAGACATAATCTCCAGTCTCAGGAACTACACAACTGCCATGATTGTATCCAGTACCAGTCAGAGTTATCGGATATGCCCAAGGCAATCCATCATTATCAAGTGCAGAATCACCTCCTGGAATTCCATGCAACTGAGGAACTCTGCACTTGACTCTACCTAGATGCAGTGGATCAAGATTAGTCTCGACTCGAGCTCGATAGATACCATTAATCGGATCCCTACCATTATCCTGATCAGCTTTCAGATTATCTACATTAGGCATCTTATCACACCTCCTTATAATTGTCCAGTGTATCCATAGCCAGCGATTGCTCGACTAGGATTAGCTTTATTGTAAGTACGTTCAGCAACCTGATCTGAAGTATTACCTTCGATTGTGTATACTGTAGTACCATCGCATCTCACTACGATTCCAGTATGACCTGAATTGCTAGGTGAGTCGAAAAAAATGATATCTCCAGCTTGAGGAGTGTATGATGCATCCTTCCATCGACCTAAACTCTTGAACTGAGATACTCCATCAGTACATCCCTGATACTTAGGGATGACTGACTTAGGAATACCAGCTTGCTCAGCACACCAGCTGACAAAGATAGCACACCATGCTACTCGATAGCTATATCCCCACCATGACCAGAACTTCTGACCACCTTTGTTGCCTTTCTGAGCCATCGCTACATTGACAATCTGGCTAGTACTCGTACCTGCTATCGCTGATGTACTAGAAGAAGCATCAGTGCCAGTTCCTCCAGTAGTCGTACTAGCAGGGTACGTAGAACTCATAGTGACGTTGATACCACCTGATTCATCTACACCGATCTCCATCGCATTACGGAATAAGCTCATCTTAGACTGGAATGATCCTCCAGCAATGTCATCTTCAATCTCTTTTATCAAGTAGACACCTGAACTATGGTGAGGTAATCCATCCTTATTCAGCATGACTACTGATACCATATCAAATGCATTCAAGGTAGGATCACCTAGAACTACTAGCTCAGCGGTAACTGGGAATGTAGCATGACTAGCCCACATATAAGCAGCTATGTTCTGCATCTCTTCCATTGAGTAGGAAGAACCACCAATCTTACGCTTAGCAGCTTTATAATCATAAGTGGATTTCTTAGCTAAGGTAGTTCTATCTGAGTCAGTATTATTATCATACTTGACTGAGAACATTTCGTTAGCTATCTTGCTTACAGTATCAGCTTCTACAGTACCACCACCAGCCATCAGGCTCAGGGTACCACTATAATCAGGATTGAAACTGATTACTCGAGAGTTACGATCACCTGATCCCCACTGGAATTCATAGTTAGTCGTAGCTTCTTTAGTATTATTACCAGCCTGGATGATAGGATAGAAATTCACCTTAGTACCATCAGCAGTATCTTCAAAGCTGAGTACATAATTAGAATCCCCACTCTTAGCACTCTTAGCATAAGGAATTAGCTCATTAGTAATGAAAACCTGAGCTGCTTGATTATTACGAGTGAAAGTTTTATCTTTATTATCACCATCGGATACTGATTGGCATGGCACTATCTTACCTTCGATCCACTTTTCTTCTTTAGCTATAGCCTCAACAATCTCATGAATCTTCATGCCCTTGTAAGTCTTAGTAGCTGGATTAGAAAAAGATGATATTGAAGATGACAGTCCTTCGATGTTCAGTAACGCACCAGCAGGAGTAAAATCTACATCGTACTCAGTGACCATTCCTGAGTATACTGGACTAGTAACTCCTCCGACATAACCGTATCTGAACTTGACTTCTTTATAGCCCTTGAGTAGCTGATACTCAACTAACATCGCAGTCTCATCAAATAGAGATATGATGAACTTATTTGATGCATTCAAAGGCTTACGAGTATAAGTGAACTGAGCTAAGTGCTCAGGAGGTAACAAAGTCATGTTGAATTCACCAATTGTAAGTTCAACAAATGCATAATAAGGATTAGGAGGCATATTACTCATTATCTAAGCACCCCCTTGAATCCATACAATGCTTGACGAGAAGGAATTCTTAGAGTAATCCCTGAAGGTACTACTTCTGGATCAGCTAGTCCACTAGCTTCTGCAATAGCCCAGTATAGCAGAGGAGTACCATAGTACTTATAGGATATTAGATCTAATCGATTCTCTTCACTAGGCTCCACTAGGTGATACTGATCATCAGATCTTTCAGGAAATTCGATATTCTCGTAAGTCTCTAGATACTCATCACCTTCGGTATCCTTTATTCTCCGCAGATTATGATATCTCGATACGGAGTAACCATCTTTCTGATCAGGATATGAGCTTATAATATCATCAAAATATTTATTAGCCATTAGATGAATCCTCCTTTCGACCAGATATCAGCAGATGACTGCGGATTATCAGTGATTTCGTTGAATGATAGACTCACTGATGCAGTCAAGTAGACATTATCACGATAAGGCTTCTGCCAAGTGACTCCTACATCAGTCATTATAGCCTTACAATGAATCATATTACCTAAGCGAATCATACACTCAGGTGCCCTAAGCACACCGCCATAACCTGGATACACTAGGGACTTCAGATGATTGACAGTATTCAAGATACCATCTTTACATAGATCCTGGTGAAGCACTAACTCGAAGCTAATGTTCCTAGGACCTGAACTATTGTATCCTTGATAAGGAGATGATCGACCTCGAATCTCCTGAGGATCAAAGCTAGCTGTATTCGATTCTGTAATCTCATCAGGTTCTACATCAAACTCTATTGTATTACCCGTCAGAGTATTGATGACATAGCATGGAATGTAGTCCTTAGTGATCCGATATACTTTCTTATTAGTACCACTCGATCCAGTCTTGCTAGCACTAGTATCTTTGATAGTAGAAACTATCTTCTCAGTAGTCGTTTTAGTTTTAGTCGAAATCTTCTCAGTAGATTTCTTAGAAGTGACAGCATTATCAGACTTCTTATTGTCATTAGGATTAATCCATGATCCAGGAGTACCTTGCTTAGAAGTCAC